CAAGTCTGAGATTTGCAAACAGGCAGCGGGTGGCGATGAGGTTAAAGACGTCCGTCTCAGCATGCTGGAGCCAATCGACATGCGCGGTATGCCAGTCATAAACAGGAATGGGGACGGCTCTCAGTTTAATGTTGAGTGGGCAAAGCCTGACTTTCTGCCTCGTGACGGCAAGGGCGTCATTCTATTCGACGAGTTGAATACTGCCGATCCTAGCGTCCAGAATGCGGCCCTACAGTTCATCCTGGATCGTCGCTGTGGTCCACACAAACTTGGAGACGGGTGGTGGATCGTAGCCTGTGGCAACAAAAGTAGCCACAAGGCTCATGTCAATCCGCTTAGCGCTCCGTTGCGAAATCGTTTCGTCATTCTAGAAATGCAGCCAGATTTTAATCAGTGGCGTAACTGGGCGATTAATAAGAATATTCATGAGAATGTCTTAGGATTCATGAGCAGCACCGGCGGACAGCATTTGTACTCTGATCCAACTGATGAATATGGCAACTTTCCAACTCCTCGTGGTTGGACTATGGTCAGCCATCTGCTTAAGAGCCGCATTATCGAACGTGAGGCGATTGAAGGTGCAATTGGCAAGGGTGCTGCAAACTGGTTCTTACAGTATTGCAACGAAATCAAAGTGATGCCAAATATCGACGATCTACTGGAAGGCAAAGCAATATATCAGGATGGACCTAACAAGTTGTCCATAACGTACGCCGTCGTAAGTAATATTCTGTTCCGTGCGATTAAGAATCCAAATGTCATCGATAAGGGGGCTGCGATCATGCTGTCAATTCGTCCAGAAATCAGCTCTCTATACTTTGGCGGCCTGCTTGGACAAAAAAGTGACAAATTCTTGATAAACGTAATGAAGTCTCAGAACACTAAGGATTGGCTTTCTAAGCACCGAAGTCTACTCATTCCATATGAGGTGCAATAATGGAAGAAATTGATCCATCAGAACTGCAGTCAGCTAAAAAGAGGGTGAATAAATGTATGTTCAATATGTTCCGGGATTTTCCATTCTGGGCATTCTTGATCGAGAAGTGCAACGTCAAACTAACTAATAACACCGATAAGGTGCCAACAGCATGTATAGACAAGCACGGCAACATTTATTTCAGTAAGTTATTTTTCGACTCCTTGTGCGACAACCACATACATTTTGTGCTTGCCCATGAGGTCATGCACTTATTGCTGGATCACCACAATAGGCGTGGTGCGAGAGAGCCATTTATATGGAATGTAGCTGGAGATGTGCTAATCAACGAAATGTTGCAAGATCATTTTAATTCCAGCGGCATTCATACATCGTTTACGTCTGGCTATGTAACGTCCAAATCATTGGATATTTCTATTGACCACAATTCTGTTACCACTGAGGAGGTATACGACAAGATAGTTCAGGAGGCTGGGGAAGAAGTAAAAAAGATGAAGAGCAAGAACAACAATTCATCAAAAGAGACAGGGGGTATCAGCAATGATATTGTCGACTGGGGGCCAGGAGAAGAGCCTAATTCAAATAATATTAGAGACAAGTCTGAGGATACCCCTACTAATGGAAAGGAGTGGGCAGAGGCCGGATTGGAGGCAGCAACTCGAAGCAGAATGGCAGGAAACTGCCCTGAGTTCATGGAGCGACGTATAGACAAGCTCATAAATCCAGAAGTGCCTTGGCACGAAGTACTAGCATATTACCTTCGGCAGAAGTTTTGTATGAACAGTAGGAGCAGGCATACGTTTACTCCACCTAACAGGAGATATCTACATCAGGACATTATTCTTACTGCTAGAAAAGGATCCAAAACGCCTAGCGTCGCCTTCTCCGTAGATACCTCTGGATCTATGTCCCCGCAAGACATAACCAAGGGTATCTCGGAAATGGATGCAATACGAAAGATGTACAAGGTTCCTGTTTATTTTATGGAGGCCGATTGTGACGTTCATAAGGCCAGGTGGGTACAGCACTATGAGCCTATTCCAACAGCTGCTGGAGGAGGAGGAACTTCTTTTGTTCCAGTAATAGAGCACTTAAAGAACAATAAGCTCGATGTCGACGTGCTTATTTACTTTACTGACGGGTATGGAGAATTTGGAGCAGACCCAGGATTTGACGTTATTTGGATAATTAACACGGACGTTAAGGCACCATACGGAAAGACAATTAAGGTAAATAACTAAATGACAAGGGGATGTACGAGATGTAAGTGCATCCCCTTAATGGAGTATAAACATGAAATATTACGTATCTTTAGAAAACAATTTTATAGATATATGGACACTAAACAAGCGGTTTAACTCTCTAGGAGGTTTGTCAGCGCCCAAACTTCCTTTGGATTATTTTCTGAAAAGCCCTGCTCCGCCATTCGTAGCAGGAAATGTATTGTATACACCTTTGCAGGTGGGTGTGGGGCAAGGCGGCGGAGTATTTGGCTTCTTAATAACAAAGGTTGCAAATAAGCTGAATCTACTAGAGAATCATATTAAGTTGCTGGAGACCGATCAAGATTTTAAAGACGCCGATTTTAAACTAAGTGCTCAGTCCTTGAAAATGCTAAAGTCTCTTGCCCCTAATTCAAAAGCATTTCCAGGATACGATGACAACTGGCATATTAAAGGATTTAAGTGTAGGGCTGAGGATGTGATAAAAGCCTATGCATTTGGCTATTTGAAACTAAATGACAGTAGACCGCTGCTTGAAGCAATATGCCAATCAGATTACAATCTTCAGCAATTCTTAGGTGATAAAAGAAACAGCATGTCTCAGGTCTATTCCAATGTGATGGAATATTACACGAATGGCGAAGGAAAAAGCTCCTGGGGCCTGAAGTATATGGGTCAAAGGCTAACTCCGCACTTTGAAAGAACTAACAAAGTTCTTAATGAAGATTGTGTAATAAAGTGGAGGAAGCCAAACAAGAACTCCAAATGGCCTTATACTCTTGACCACCACTGGTTTGAATCTCAAGAGTCTGCAATTTCTCTGCAGCATCACACCTTGGCTGCTCTCATGGGTAATACCCATAGACTACATAAGGAAAGCTTGTTCTCCAATCTTCCGGTATTCAGCAGTATTAATTTGTTGGAAATGTGCAGAAAGAGCGTTGAACTCTTTTTCTGCAATATTCAAAAGATATTAGGAAAACATACTAATGAATACGGTCGATATGTTGGAATGGTAAATGATCTGGATTGGCCTAATGGGAAATTCTCTAGTCGTAAATTGACCGCCGAGGTGTTCCCAGTCAAAGCTTGTTTGGCTCTTGGGGTAATGCCCACATTCGATGCATCGGGGGCCTTTGATAAATTTGTTACTATTGGTGACAAACTATTTAATAATACAAAAATTTTGTATTACGCAATAGATCCAGAAACATTCGTTGATCGACGTCCAGATATTACATTACTGTTATGCTATAGCGTTGGTTTAATGAGTTTAGAGCAGTTAGATTTAATTCTGGGGCCAATTAGCGCAACTTCAGAACTTTTAAAGTCCGACAGCATGAAGATAAATTTGAAACTCAGCAATAATGTCGTATGCTGTACGCCTATAGAGGCTGCGAATTTGAAAATAACGGAAATTCTTTCCAAACAAGGAATTGTATTTTGTGCAAACAGAAATGCTTCAACTTCTTTTTCCATATTATCAAATGATAAAGCTAAAGAGTTTGAAGAATCAGATCCATTGGCATTAACCCAGGTTTTTAAAGACCCGGCCTATCCTTGATAGACATAGCGGTTATGGTAGATAAATCGGATAAGTCATCTAAATCTAACATAAATTCCCCACTAGGAATGAGGGTCGGCATTGGCCCAGGTTCTTCTCAAAAGAATCCTGTAAAGATTACAGATAACTCATTAGGATGGGGGACAGTTGCTAAAATACCGGTCCCCCCAGCTGCTGAAATAAGGACGTTTCAAGAACCGCTGGGACTAATTCCAGCATTGATAAATGGTGGAATTATTAAAGACGAAAAGTTAGAAAAAATAAGTCTCGTGCAGGCAGAACCTAACTCTAGCTCTAAAATAAAGTCGCAAGAATCGTCGATCTCTGGCAAAAAAAGAGCAGTAAAGGAGAATGCCCTCCCTACTGCTCTTTCTTTTATGAATCAAGGACATACCATGAAAATAGTAGAAATTGATTGGTATGGAGCTAAGCTTTTGATACAGTGTATAGACGTAATTTATCAAAAGGCAAATTTTAATAGAGGCGGTCAAGAGTGGCTGATGCTTGAAATCCCTTTAAATAAAGAAACCTTAAAGCCAAGTTGGCAGCCTCCTGTAGCACAACTGGAAGAAAATGGTAGAATATCTGTACCAGAATTTTACTGCACTATTGATGAACATAAACTTAAATGCCAAATTTTAAACATAGAGCTGCTAGATCTAAAGTCTATGAGATATATACTGATTTTAAGAGTGTTAAATTAACGCATTTATTAAATAAAAATTCTAATGCAAAATTGATATAAATTTATCTAAATTTTAAAAGAATGTTTGAAAAATGAATAATAATGAATTTATAAAAAAAGGCATAGTAGAAAATGAGTCCGAATCCAATATAGTAAAAACGGCATCCGATGAAGTTATGGATAAGGTAAAATTATGTAAGCTAGGATGCAAATGTAGATGCAGGACAAATAATAGTAAAGAGGAAACTAAAAATGAAAATAGTCAATAACATTCAAGAAGCTATTCCTCTAATGATAAAATCCGTTGTAACCAGCGATCTGGTACTAATGAATACATTACTGGATAAGTTTCCAAAACTTATAACCATGAAAAACAAGAGCGGACATAATCTACTCATGTTAGCTGCATACTATAGTCACCCCAACATAATAAACTACTTGATTTCATTTCATGTTATTGCCAACCCTTCCATAGATCCAGATGAAAAGGATAATGATGAGCTGACGGCATATGATTGGGCGGTATTGTCTGGTAACGAATTTGCTAGAAGTCTTTTATCTAAGGTAATGGGCGATAAGGATGATATTTAATGACAGGATTTCCATTAAACGGTAATTTTGCACCTCAACGCAGGGCGTTGGCTCATGCAGACAATGTGCCCAGTCCGTTTCTGGACTATGCCTCACTGTATTTGCCTACAAACCTTAATGAAGCGTTTGAAATTGCCGAATTGATGTACTACAGCAATCGTACTTTTGCCCAGGCAATAGAGTACTTAGTTTCGTATTTCACAGGATGCGACATCAATATTATGGCTAAGGACGAAGAAAAGAGCCATGAATACAAAAAGTTTCTAATTGAAAAGATGGATATCAAGTCCACGATGTTCATGATAGGCAGGGATGTCAAGGTATATGGCAATAGCTGCATATCGGTACTGGCTCCATTCAAGAGATTTTTAACATGCCCCAATTGTGGCTCCAGCAGGCCTATACATTCTGTTGACTATAAATTTACTATGAATAATGGATTCAGCTACCGCTGCGAGCATTGCGGTAAGCATTGCACAGTTAAGAATCCAGACGACAGGCCTACTTTGCAGGAAAATGAAATATATATAAAGCGCTGGAACATAAAAAACATACGTATAGTGGGGCACCAGTATGGAGGTAAACCTCAGTATTACTATGAAGTACCCACAGCTGACATTCAGCAATTGCAGGCTGGGAATAAAGTATTCCTAGAGAGCATACCTTGGGGAATAGTGCAATCGATAAGATCTGGAACCCTGTTTCAATTCAGCGAAGGTATGGTCCATCACTTTTCGATAGGAAATCTTAGCGATATAAAATTGGGGGAATGGGGACTCCCCCCTGTCATAGCCGGATTCAGAGACGCATACTTGGCACAAATACTAAAAAGAAACAATGAAACCATAGCCCTAGACCACATGTTACCAATCAGGATGGTTACTCCTGCTCAAATTGGAGCTGGCGGAGATTTCATGAAGAGTATTAACATAGGATCATTTGGACAACAAGTCATGCGCTCAGTGGAAAGGGCCAAAAAAGATCCTACCGGATGGCAGTGGCTGCCAATGCCTGTTAATTATCAGCTGATCGGAGGCGAGGGCAAGTCATTTGTTGTACCTCAGCTGTTAGAGCAGGCACAATCTGATTTCCTAAACGGAATAGGAATTCCAGTAGAGATGTACAGAAAGAATTTAAGTGTTCAGACTGCTCCGTTTGCGGCAAGGCTATTCGAAGCTGGAGAAGCTCACTTCTTACATGGGTTGCAGTCCACTTTGTCTTGGATAGTAGATAGAATAAGTGCAATATTAAATTGGATCCCCTGCGAAACAGTGCTGACACGTCCTACCCATGCAGACGATATCGAGCGTCGAATGATGATGCTCCAGATGATGATGCAAGGAATTGCTGCAGAGCAAGACGTCCTCAATCTATTTGGATTGAATTGGAAGGAAACTTTCAAGAAACGACAGCTCGAGCAAGAGTTCAAGATGCGAGAGGAGAAAGTCTATCAGGATCGTATGCAGAAGGCACAGGAGAACGAGCAGATACTGGCTGCTCCTCCTGGAGCAAACATTGCAGCACCTGGGCAGGTCGCAGGAGCAGGCGGGATGCCAGGAGGCCCAAACATCGGAGGCGCAGGCGGAATGCCTCCGGCTGCATCGATGCCTCCAAATGGAGTTGCAGGGCCTATGTCCGCGGGTCCAGGCAAAGATCTGGATAGTTTCTTTGCAGATGCGCAGGCCAGAGTTAATGAGATTATGGCAACAGCGCCACTGGGATCGTCACAAAGAAGGCAGATTCTGGACCAGATTAAGGCTCAAGATCCAAATCTACATGCAATAGTAAAATCCATGCTGGATCAGATAACTCAACAGGCTGCCAATCAAGGTAAGGAACAGTTAAGACAGCCTGCACCTGTTCAGTAAATAAGCTAACGTTTAAAAAAGGAACAGCCCATTAAACCGGGCTGCTATTATGCGATATTCATACCGACTTAATAAAAGAAATTTAAAACTTCAAAAGAATTTTTTTAACGGCAAAGAATACGTATCTAAGAAGGACAACCGAGAAGTAAATATTGAAACTGCAGAAAATGGAAATGTAATAATATCCGCTAAATTGCATCAAAACACCATTGCTAAAAAGATATTATGCCTTTATAATAATGAAGATGAAATATATGTGTCATATGCAGGCTGGAGAACAAAAACTACCTCAAGCGCCATTAAAGCATTGATACCGACTGATTGGGAATACTGTAGTGGAAGTGTCATAGCCCCCAGCGGAGCCAAGATGTCCATACCACTATACGGATTTCTAAAATTAGTAGACCCTGTAAAAGCTCACAAAGAGTCCTGGATATCTGATATCTAAAAAAAATTTCCATGCCTTTATAGCATTGGCATTTTCTTACCGTTAGTATTGCTACTTACTAAGAAACGCAAATCCTGCGTTTCTTTTTAGCTATTAAGCCACATTAAAAGTACAATTATATGACTTAAAATTTTTAAATATTTTAAACTTAAATTTGCATGTAGGTCAAAGATATCGGATGTTTATATCATGAAAACTTTGCATAAAAATTTAATTAATTTTAGTATATACATACTGGCTGCTTTTGTTTTGCTTTGGACTGGGTGCGCCACCTGCGAAACAACTATAAACCCTGTAAAAGTTCAAGAATATAAACCTTCCTATTTAAAAGGGTTTACATTAATTACAGACAGTGAAATGCCTGCTGTGGGTCGCATTACTGATTACGATGGTAGGTTAATTGGAAGCGCAACTCTTTTAGACTCACACCATATACTTACGGCAGGACATGTAGTAGATGATTCAGAATTCCATTGGTTTGAAACTAATGGAATGCGGTACTGCATAGATAGCATTGCACTTCCTCCTCTATTTAAAATAGGCTCTATTTATATTCTTGATGCTGCTATAGCTAAACTATATGAACCGTGTTTAGAGGAGCCTATGCAGATCTGCACTAAAGATTTAGTTCGAGGAGAGTCTCTTACAGTCGTGGGTCACGGAGGCAAATACAGAAAGAAAAGTGACCTTAACACTTTTTGCTACTACGGTACTTTAAAAGAAGACCCTTTTTATATCAAAATGCTTTGCTACAAAGGAACTATCTGGTACGGAGATTCTGGCGGTCCCGTTTTAAATCAAAATAATGAAATAGTCGGAATTGTTTCTTCAATAGGCTTTATGCGAGGAGTCTTATATGAAAACTCCGCTACAAAAATAGAACGTATTGCCCCTTGGATAATTCTAGTACTTAAAGAAACGAATTAATAAACTCTATTATAAGGGGGAATTGGAGAAGCACTGGCAACGGGAGGTCGCTCAGATCGCCCGTGCAACGAAAGGTATGGATGCTTATTAGCCTGAATGAGCTGATTAAACATCTCCTTTTGATCAGCACTCTTCTGAGCCATATATTTAAAGAGGAAGCCTGTAAGGCCCCCGCCAACAAGACTTATAAGTTCTGGCGAAAACATGGCTTTACTTTCTGTTAGAAGATATTGAGCGCGTCATGCGCTCTTCGGGTCATCAAGGCGCTGCATCTTCTCGCTAAACTCAGCCTCAATAGGCGTAGGAGCTGGAGAAGGCGTAGGAGCTGGCGTAGCAGGCGTACGAACTCGCCGCCTATTAAGGTGCCTTAGTAATACGTTAGCGTAATCCATTGCGTTTGGACGAGGCTTTGGCGTAGTAGGCATAGGAATTGGAGAAGGCGTAGGCCCTGGCATAACAGGCATAGGAACTGGAGGAGATGTAGGCCCTGGCATAACAGGCATAGGAACTCGAGGAGATGTAGGCCCTGGCATAACAGGCATAGGAACTCGAGGAGATGTAGGCCCTGGCATAACAGGCATAGGAGCTGCTGCAGGAGGCGTTAAACGCAAGTATCTACGGGGTTGACCTTCCCGCTCGTAAACTCCATACCCATCCCACCCCGTGGATTTTGGGACTCCAACGTATCCTGGACTACGATCTTCTGATAATTTATTTATAATAAGATTTTGTAGATTATGAGCTATTTTAATCATTTATTAACTCCGTCTCTATTTATACAAAATTGAATTTATCATCTTAGACATTTCTTCGTCGGCAACACCCCTATTTTTATTTGTGCTCCATCCAAACTCTAGATAACCGGTATCTTTGTTTTCTCCGGTTACGTCGATTCCCTTAATTTTAGCTAATTCTTTGATAATTCTTTCAAGCTGACTACGTGGAATTGATTTTTTGGGATTTTGAAGCCACCCAACTTCATCAGACTCTCTAATAGGTAAACCGTGATAAATGCCATATTGATTTGTTGGTTTTCCATTTAAATCAATATAGTTTGTTGTTTCAGCTCCGTACCAATAGTCCTCAGCAGACTTGACGAAGATCATACGTTGAAGGTTGCTTGATACTTTAATCACTGTTGGTGTTCTTTCGCAGTTTTATCCTTTGATAAGATCGTGTAGACCGTGTGCTGCATCAATGACGGTTCTCCAATGACGATTCTGCTCATCATTTTTGATAGCTTCGAGAATACTCATTGATGCAAGCTCCTCTATAACTTTCTCGTAGGCTTTTTGGTTTTCATCGCCTTTTACTACTGTAGGCTCACCAAAAACTTTATCTTTGAAGTAATTAGTCCAAGTGTCTTGCTTGCGAGCTCGATAGGCCGCTAAGTCTGCTTCATCCTCTTTTTTGCCCTTAGCTACTAGATAGCCACTTCTTCCGTAATCTCGAAGTATACCTTGTGCATTTCCGGCTAATACATCGGCCAATCCCTTTAGACCAACACCAGCACCGACACCAACACCGCCACCGATGAGTGCGCCCTTAAGCTTAGACTCACCACGCAGTGCATTTACCAGAGCACCAATACTAGCACCAGCAAGTCCGCCGCCGCCAGCATAGACGCCATAGTTAGCGAGCTGACTCTCAAACGGGCTAAAACTGCCTACAGTAAATAAAGCCTGTTTTTCTAACATGGATTTAATATTATTTGCTACTTTAATCACTGTTAATACCCCTAAGTTTTAATTTAAGTTTTAATATCCCCGTCAACCTTGTCTTGCAGTTTAACGGAATCGGGCTCTTCTTCAATGCAATCAAGGGGCTTTTTAATTAAATTACGGTAACCCCAAAAAATAAGCAATACAGCTAAAGGTATGTACCAAAATAGCCAACCGTAG